CTGGAATACTCCTAGTAGTAATCAAGTAGCAAAGTATAGAAAGAAACCAATAGTAGTTGAAGCAGAACAATTCGTTATATGGGATCTAAAAAATATACCACCATTTGTAACAGTACAAGGAGTCACATTCCCAGTAACTAAAGAAGCTACTATTGTAGTACCAACCCTAGAAGGACAGCATATAGCATCCAACTTAGATTGGATAATAAAAGGAGTCAATGGGGAGCTTTATCCATGTAAACCAGATATTTTTGAAAAAACTTACGAAGAAATTTGGGATTAATAAAAAAAGACCGCCAGTAATGACACGCACGGCAACCGAAATGTAAAAGCGCTCAATGATTAGGCAATGCGAACGATGAAGACCAGATACCTCACTGTGCGTAGGTAAGTTTCAAAGCTGGTCGGCGGTCTTAGAATAGTAAAACACACCCCAGTAGATAGGTCCGCCAAGAAAGTCTTTAAACAACGTGGGAACTGCGGCTCTCCCAATGTGGCTGGAATGTTTTATAAAATATCAATGCTTGCTGTTAGGCTGATGACATAAGAAAAAGGGTTTATAGTACGATCAGCAAACCAGAAACCCTGCTCTTGTACAAGCCCCGTAACTGATAACTCGGTAGGCTACAAGAAAGACCCAGATTGGTAAAAAAGAATCGGTTGATGTAACTGGATATACCAGCTAGGGTTAACATCGAGGCTGCCTCGAAATGAGGGTTCGAATCCCTCACCGATTCCAAAATAAATTATTATTTATTACAAAACGGGGGTGCCTGGTTTTGACAGATTACAACTAATTAATACAATCAGCCAGAGAGATAACTGTAAACTAAGGTGAATTTAATTAAATGGCAAAAACACAAACGGTGTAGTATCTCAAGGAGACAACGCACAAATCGAAGCTAACATGAACACAGTATTCTCTTTATTGAGAAACGAAGTATTGGCAGCAGCCTAAATTACCCAAGATTTCTCTGTTAGATTAAACAGAGTGGTGGTTTCGTCAACTTAACAGTTGACCCCAGTTGAATGATACTCCAACTTTAAAACCGTATCAAATAAGCTGTATAAATTGTATTAACTAACGCAGTCTGGACGGGGGTTCGATTCCCCCCACCTCCACTAATTTTTTAACTCTAAATTAATCGTTATGGCAAAAACCAAACTAAATCGCACAGCAAAGCTAGCATTTTACAATGCTCGCGAGCGTAAAGATGACACTGTTCGTCTAGCAGAAACTACAGGTTTCACGACTCGTTTCATCAACTATGTAAAAAAAGGTGAAAGAAAAGTAAACGATACATTAGCTGATGCTATGTATAAACTTGCTCAAAGACGTGCGAAAAACAGCGCAATATCTGCGAATTAATCAATTCAAATATACCCCTCGCAAGAGGGGTTATATTTACTAAAACTATTAAAGTATGGATGAATTCTTAGAGTTCCCAGGATTAACAGATGATGAAATAAATCAAGTAATGACTGAATTTTTTGAATGGGATAGGTTGCAAGATTATGATTTTGTAAATAAATTTGACGATTTTATTTATGTTTCATATGATGAAGTTTTAAATAACCCCAACGATATAGAATTAGGCTCTTTAGTCCGGAGAAGATATACAGAAGCTCAAAATAAATTAAAAGAAAGTCCCTCATTGTAGGGACTTTTAATATTTATACTAAATAGGTTCTTTAATTAATGTTTTATAATTAGGTTGTATTTTAATTAATTTAAAAACATATTATTATGGGATTTTTTAGCATTTTCAAAAAATCAAATGACTACAATGAAAAAGTTATCATTGGTTTTTTATCGTTCACAGTAATGGTTGCTGCAATTGTAGTTGATCTACTTACAGGTTACATGGGTAAGGCACTAGAGTTAAATGAATACATCTTCGATGCATTTATGTATATAACTTTAGGGAGTTTTCTTCCTGATGTAATTGAAAAATTTGCTAATCTTAAAGGAGGTAATAAATCTAGCGACGAGTAGCATGAAAAACTTATCAAAAGAAGAGTTATTAAGTAGACTTGAAGCAATTAATAGAAGCAATGCTATTATATACTTTGATCTTAATGGTACCATACTAGGAGTTAATGACATTTTTTTGCAAGCAATGGGCTATGGTGCTGGTAATCATGAAGAGCTTATTGGTAAGCATCATAGAACTTTTGTATGTGAAGAGTACTCAAGATCACTTGAATATGAAAAATTTTGGGATATACTAAGAAGTGGTAAGTACTATCAAGGAGAGTTTGAGAGAAGAAAAAAAGACGGAAGTCTTATAAATCTTCAAGCAACTTATAATCCTATTTTTAATGAGGATAATAAGATTACTAAGATAATGAAAATTGCTACTGACATTACAGAAATTGTCAATAGCAAGAAACAAATAGAAGCAATCAACCGAAGCACTGCCTTTATTAGTTTTAATACTGATGGATTTATATTAGATGTAAATTCTGTATTTCTAAAAACTATGGGGTATAAGGCTAATGAAAAAGGTAAACTCGTTGGAAAACATCACAGTATTTTTGTGAGTTATGAGTATTCAAAGTCTGACGAATATACTAAGTTTTGGGAAGATTTAAAAAAAGGTGAGTTTTTTGATGGAATATTTGAAAGGAAAAAAGTAGATGGTTCTACTGTGTATTTACAAGCATCTTACAATCCAGTAGTTGATAGTAAAGGAAACATTACTGAAGTAGTTAAAATTGCAACTGATGTAACTGAGTCTGTAAATAATAAGGAAAAGATAGATGAGCTTACAAAAAATTTAACAGTTGAATTAGCAAACTCTCAAAAACTTAAAAACTCAATAGAATTAGAAAAGGATGCTGCTTTGAATGATTTAGATGTAGTATTAAAAAAGAGTCAAAATGAGTTAATAAAAATAATTGTTAAGTGTGCGTTAGGTGTTATAGTAGGAGTTGGTATTGTAACAACTATGCTATACTGGGCAGCCATTATAACAGATCAAGATACACAAATAATTGGATCCACTTGGAGTAATATGTTTAGTGTTTTATTAACTAATGCATTTTCAATAGTTGGTACAATTATGGGTATTAAGTACGCCACACAAGATAGTAATAAATAAAAATTAAATTATGAGTTTAAAATCACTACAAACAAAAATTGGAATAACAGCAGATGGTGCTTTTGGTCCGGGTACAATGAAAAAAGCAATGGAGTTCTATAAACTAACCCCAGTTAGAGCAGCTCATTTTTTTGCACAAACAGCACATGAGTCAGGTAATTTTAAAGCATTTTCAGAAAACCTAAACTATTCAGCCCAAGGGCTTCAAGGAATTTTTGGAAAATATTTCCCAGGCACTTTAGAAGAGTCTTATGCTCGCAACCCTGAAAAAATTGCAAACAGAGTGTATGCTTCTAGAATGGGTAATGGTGATGAGAAATCAGGAGACGGATTCAAATTCCGTGGAAGGGGTGCTCTTCAATTAACAGGCAAAGATAATTACGCAGCATTTGCAAAATATCTAAACAAACCAGAGATTATGACACATCCTGATTTAGTAGCTACAGAATATTCTTTTGAATCAGCAATGTTCTTTTTTGACAAAAATAAATTATGGTCAATTTGTGACCAAGGAATTAATGATGCTTCAATTTTAGCTCTTACAAAAAGAATTAATGGTGGTACTCATGGATTAGCTGATCGCTCAGAGAAAACTAAAAAGTATTACGAATACGTAAAGTAAGTTACTATAAGATGAAAACATCACTTTTAATTACATTATCATTGACAACAGCATGCGCCTTTATAGGTTCATATTTTATGAATCTAACAGCAAATAACATCGAACAATATCTTTCAATAGCTTTTGTAATATTTGCTGATGGGTTCTTTGGTGTATGGGCAGGGATTAAAAGAGAAGGATTTCAAACTTGTAAAGCATTAAGTGTACTAAAAACCTTTTTATTTTGGGTAATAATGCTCTCTGCTATATTAACAATAGAAAAAGGATTTGCTGGAACAAGCTGGTTAAGTGAAACTATCATAGCTCCCTTTTTAGTATTTCAACTGATTTCGATTTTAAAAAATGCATCAATGGTCGGCATAGTAAAAAACGAACTTCTTACTCAAATATTAGATAAATTAGATAAACATAAAGGTGAAAGAAATATTACAAAATAAACAAAATTTATTATTAATTTTAGTAGTTATATTAATTGGGTATAATATTTTTACTACAAATAGTGTAAGAACAGATGTAAAGGGTTACAAAGCTAAAATTGAATCAATACAAACCAAGATAGATTCAGCTAAAGTAGTTAACACAAAGATCGATACTAAGATAGATTCAGTAAAACAAAATGTAGTTTCTATTACAAAACAAATAAACCACATAGATAACACAATAACAATCGTAAAAAATCAAACAAATGAAAAAGCTAATAATGCTGGTAAGTTTTCTAATGTTGAGCTTGAGCAGTTTTTCGCAAGTAGATACAACAAAAGTTTTACTATCAACTAAAATTGCTCGACAAGTTGCACAAGACCTTATTAGATATGATGGTTGCAAACAAGAACTAAAACTTACTCAAGACAAAGTTTTAAAACTAGAAGCAAGAGAGATACAAAAAGATACTATTATTAAACTTCTAAATGATAAGGATGAAAATAATAAGTACATTATTCATCAATATGAACTCCAAATTGGTCAATACGAACATATGACTTACGATCTACAAAAAGAAATAAGAAGATCAAGAACAAAGACATTCCTTTATAAAGTAGGAACATTTATAGGGATAGCCACATCAGGATACCTTTTTATAAAATAAATTTTAAAAACTTCATTAAAATTGGTTGGACATCGTCCAACCTTTTATTATCTTTAGAAAAAATTATCTTATGCAAAAAATCCCAAGAATGACTGAAGCTGAAAAGAACAAATTATCAGCTGTTAA